ATTTCGATGTTCATCCCGACGAGGTGCATTGGGGCCATGTCGGGACGCTCGCCCACTACGCCGAACTCCTGAAGCGCATCACCGACAGCGCCTTCCGCGAGGGCGAGCACGCCGAATGATCCGGATGGCCTCCGCGCCAGCCCCGCGATTGCGGGGCTTGGCCTCGTAGAAGCGCCGCGATGGTCGCGGCGCTCTCGAACCGGAGGTCCAAAATGACCCAGCTTTCCGACACCCAAGCCATCATTCTGAGCGCTGCTGCGCAGCGACCCGGACGCATCGCCCTGCCGCTGCCGGACAGCCTGCGCGGCGGCGCAGCCGCCAAGGTCGTCAGCACGATGATCGCGAAGGGCCTGCTGCAAGAGGTCGAAGTCAACGCACGACTGGGCGAACCGATCTGGCGCGAAACCGGCGACGGCCACGGCACGACGCTGGTCGCCACCGACGCTGGCCTTGCCGCCATCGGCATCGAGCCGGATGATGCCGACACTGCGCGCCCGAGCGCGACAGAAGGGCCGCCGCAGGATCCCGCTCAGGATCGCAACGCAGAAGCCGCACAATCGACGCGCACGCCGCGCGCCGGAACCAAGCAGGCGGCGCTGATCGCCATGCTGCGCGCGTCGGACGGCGCAACCATCGCGGAGATCACCACCGCCACCGGCTGGCAGGCCCACACGGTGCGCGGGGCGATTGCCGGAGCACTGAAGAAGAAACTCGGTCTCGACGTGTCATCCGAGAAGGTCGAGGGGCGTGGCCGGGTTTACCGGATCGGCTGACAGGCTGGACCTCAGACGGTCGGGTTAGGTCAACTTCACCCGGCCGTCCTTGATCCTGTTGCGGGATGACTGTGCGAGATTGATCGCACTTTTCACGATATCAAGCTTCGCAACCCGCGAATGATAGCCACGAAATGCGTCAGCCAAGGCCTTATCGGTCACTTCCGGCGATACTTGCTCGTCTCGCCCAGAGGTGATCGGCACCTGATCGAGACTCATCCCGCGCCCTTCAAGGAAGGTCGTGACGATGACTTCGAAGGTCATGGGTGGCCGATGGTCCATGTGCGCTTCATCGCGCAAGATCCTCTCGCCTGTCACGGCGCACGAGACTTTACCGTCGTCACCGCGATGATCGGAAAAGAACTTGTCCCGGGCCGCATAAAGATCGAGCTGAACGACTCGACGAAAAGCGGCAGAAACCTCTTGCTTCCGCGTAGGAGGGCGTTGGGTGATGCAGTGCCGATAGGAAAAGTCGGTGCCGGAGCCATCAATGCGAACAATCCGAAAGCAGTTCGTACCATGCTCGGTCGCCATCACTTCAAAATGGGCAACCCCCTTGCCAACCTTCTGTGCGTATTCATCGTGACGCTCCAACAAGGCAGACAAGTCGAGAGCGTCATCGTCGGAAACCCTATCGCCAGGCCTGTAGCGACCCAGCATTGCTCGAAAATGATCAATCGCCTTCGACTGATTTTCGAAGCTGCGTGTAGCGATTTCTACGGGTTTCCCACGAGCCATGATCAATCTTTCGAGTTCAGGTGACCAGTATAGCCGTTCTCAGAGATCGACGCTGGTTCTTGCGTTGTGGAAGTTTACCTGTCCAGCAAGGCTTCGAACAGCCGTCGCAGGGCGAACGACCGGGCGATGCTCACCACGGTGAAGATCGCCCCGATCATTAGGTTCTCCGCAAGTGTCGTGTGTAGCCCGAACAGAGGAAAGACGAGCAACTGGGTGAGCACCGCGACGCCGTAACCGACCACGACATTGGTGATGGCTTCGACCAGCGACATCGCGCGCGACTGCTTCATGCCACCGCCTCATCCGTCGGCCAGCAATTCAGCCGCGAGAGTTCTGAGCGCATGCGCCACAACCAGTGGCACCACGCCGTTGCCACAGAGGCGAAGCCGGTCCACCCGGTGGGCCAGCCCATCAGCGCCTCTACGAACAGCGGGTTCAAGGTCCGGCGCATGTCGGAGGTATCGCGTCCAGCCATCGGCGTCGTCAGGACCTGGCGGCCAAGCAGGCCGTTCACCGGCGTGTTGGCCAGACTGGTCGCCCCGTCCTTGTGGTCGCGCGCCGTCGGCGTCATCCACATTCCCGCCGCATGGGTCAGATCGGCCGTCCGGCGGTTGCCCGCGCTCGGCTTGCAGCCGTCGTTCGCCATCGGCGTTGGCCAGTCCCGCGCCATCCGGTCCAGACCCTTCTCGTCGCGCCGCTCGCCACCCCGGCTGCGGAAACTGTCGGTCTGTGGCGTCGGCCAGAGTGCTGCCGTCGTGGCGAGATTCATCCCGTGCTGACCGGCTTCCTGCGAAGGCGTCGGCTTCATCTGACGGTTCTCGTTGGCGCTGGCGCGAGGGGTCGGCCAGAGCCGCAGCAGTTCCGTCCGGTTCCCGCCACTCGACCGGGTCCCGGAGCAGGCGCGCGGGGTCGGCCAGTTCGTCTCCTTCGCGGATGGCGAGTATGAACAGGCGCTCGCGCTTGTGGGGCGCGCCGACTTCCGCCGCCGTGAAGAGACCTGCCGCAAGGCGGTAGCCCATGCCGACCAGTCCTGCGGCGACTTCGGGGAAGCCGAGGCGGAGATGATGGGCGACGTTCTCAAGAAAGACGAAGGGCGGCTCGATCTCGCCGATGATGCGGGCGACATGAGGCCAGAGGTGGCGCGGATCGGCCGCGCCCCGGCGCTTGCCCGCGACGGAGAACGGCTGGCACGGATAGCCCGCAGAGAGGATGTCCACCGCGCCGCGCCATGGTTTGCCGTCGAAGCTGGCAACGTCGTCCCAGACAGGCGCGCGATCCAGGGTCGCTTCTTCCATCCGCGCCACGATAATGGCTGCGGCGAAGGTTTCCCGTTCGACATGGCCCACAGAACGATATCCGGGCAGCGCGATGGTGAGCCCGAGGTCGATCCCGCCTGCGCCGGAGCAGAGGGAGAGGCCGAAGAGGCATGCGTCTCCGGCTCCGGAAGCATCTCCGGAGGGATGTAGAGCCAGGTCATGCATGTCACGCGGCGGATTTGCGGCTTTGCGCTGGTTTAGGAGAGGCGTCGATGTCGGATGTGTCGTGCCGACTGACCGCTCGGTCGCCCAGCCGCTCGGCCTTCACCTGCGCAAAGGTCCGTCCGTCGCCGTCGAGGATCGCCTCGCGCCCGGTGTCGGCCTGCCAGCGCTCGATGGCGACATCGACATAAGCCGGGCTGATCTCCATCGCGAAGACGCGGCGGCCATTGGCTTCACCCGCCATGATCTGCGAACCCGACCCGGAGAACGGCTCGTAGCAAAGTCCATCGCGCGCCACATGCTGGCGCATCGGGATCCCGAAGGCGTCGAGCGGTTTTGGCGTCGGGTGATCGGGCCGGTCGTCCTTGGCGAAACTCGGCAGCGCCCATGTCGAGGGCAGCGTTTCCTCGGCCACCTTCGGCGGGCGCTTGCCCTTGATCCAGCCCATGAAGCAGGGCTCGTGCTTCCAGAGGTAGTGCGACCGGGTCAGAACCCCGCGGTCCTTCACCCAGATGATCTGCTGATGGACGAACGCGCCCGCCTTCTCCCAGCAGGCTTCCAGCATCGCCTGGCGGCGCGAGGCGTGCCAGCAATACCAGGCGGCGTCTTCCGCGATCGCCTCGGCAACGGCTGCCGCGATGAACCCGTCGTAAAGCTCAGCCCCCTGTGAACTGTCGTCCCAGGTGGTGCCGTAAGATGCCGACCAGTCCTTGTTGCGGGTCGGATGGTTCGAGCCGTCGTAATCGACGAGATAGGGCGGGTCAGTGGCGAACAGGATGGCCCGCTCGCCATTCATCAGGCGGCGGACATCGGCGTGGCTCGTGCTGTCGCCGCAGAGCAGCCGGTGATCGCCAAGGACCCAAAGATCCCCGAGGCGAGATGCCGGATTGCGCGGCGGTTCCGGGATCACGACGGGCGCGACGCCCGCGCCGTTGGTTGCGTCGGCGCCCGGTTCCAGCGCGAGCAGCCGGTCGAGCTCGCCATCCGAGAAGCCGATCAGCGACAGATCGAATTCATCGGCGACGAGTTCTTGCAGTTCGCCGGAAAGAAGCGCTTCGTCCCATGCCCCGAGTTCGGTCAGCTTGTTGTCGGCGATGCGATAGGCGCGACGCTGCGGCTCGGTCAGATGATCGAGCACGATGACTGGCGCTTCGGTGAGGCCAAGCTGCGCGGCCGCCATGATTCGGCCATGGCCGGCAATGACCTCGCCATCGCTCGACACCAGCACCGGAACCGTCCAGCCGAATTCCGCCATGCTGGCGGCGATCCTGGCGACCTGGTCCGCGCCATGGGTCTTGGCGTTGCGCGCATAGGGGCGCAGGCGGTCGAGCGGCCAGGTCTCGATCGCTTCGGGTGCGAAGCTGAGGGTCATGATGTCCGATGGTGGCTGGGCGTGTCGCCGTCGATTGGCCGCTGGATGCCGGATGCCGAGCCGGACTCCGCGAAGGATCCAGGCATGGCAGCAGCTACGAGGCAAAAAAGCTTGTGTTCGTCGGGACTTCCGAGCGGCCAATAAAGGCGCTGGACTCTCGCTGGCTTCCCAAAAAATCCGGCCTGCCGCTAGCGACGTTTCGCGCCGCGCCCTCCCGCATAGGGTATCCGCCGGGAAGGAACCAAACGCGTCGGGCAGGTCGGGATGGCGAAGCTCATTGAACGCGTCTGTCCCGAGATTAGCCCGAAATCTACCCTGAACCGGCATTTCTGTCCGCGCGAAAACTGTCCGGCGGACACTTTGCTCGCCGCTACTCAGCGCTGCGCCGCACCAGCCAGTTCGATCACCTTGCGCTTCGAGTAGCTGCGGTTGAGCCGCCGTCCGTTAAGCCGGAAAGCGATGACACACAGCGCGTAGAGCCAGTGCTGGTGGGCAGCAGTGCGCTGCAACCCAACCGTCCAGCAGATCGTCTTCCAGCGCTCGCCGTAGGCACGCATCCAGATGATCTTGCCCTCGACCGGATCCAGCCCGACGGTCCAGCTCAGCGTCTCCTCCATCCTGCTGATGGCCGCAGGCGACGGAAGCACACGCATCGGCTTCGGCTCCTGTTCGACCTTGTCGGCAAAGCCGTGGATGATCTCCGGCCATGTGCTGAAGTATCCCTGCCGCCGCGGTTCGGGCAGGCGCTTGAGCACGAAGGCCGCTTCTGCGAGACGTTCCTCGACGAGGCTTGGCGTCCAGTTGGTCATCGGTGCGCCTCCTTGGATTGATTGCGATCGCCATAGAGCTTCTCGCCGAGTTGCCGGATCAGTTCACGTTCGGGCCAGGTCAGGCGTGCATCGTCGATCGACACCGCAAGGACGCGCTGCTCGCGCCAACCATCGCGCTTGACGTCTTCAGGGCTGCGGCGTTGGCCGCCATATCCTCGTGGTGACCACCTCACAGCACACCTCCCCGGGTCTCCATCGCCCAGAGCAGGATGGCGATCGCGTCGGCCTCGTTGTCGTCGGCGGGCCGGAAGCCCCGTGCAGTGACGGCGGCGAGCACCGCATGCTTGTCGGCGTTGCCCTTGCCGGTCGCGAAGCGCTTGATGGTGCCGACCGGCACGCCCTGATAGGCGACCTGTTCGCGCTCGCACCACGCAGTCAGTGTTGCCAGGAAGCCGCCGTAGAGATGGGCGGCATCCGTGCCGACATGCCGACGAACTTCCTCGAAGTAGATTGTGGCCAGACCGTCATTGTCGTGGACGAGCGCATCGAGCCAGCACTGGAAGCGCAGATAGCGCATGCCGCCGCCATCGTAGCGGCTGGGTCGGAATGAGACCGTGCCGCTCTGGATGATGCCACCGATAAAGCTTGCCCAACCTGTCGTCGTGCCAAGGTCGAGCGCCAGGATGGCGGCGCTTCGTGTCGATGAAGCCCGAGCAGCCGGAAAAGGTGCGGGGTCGGGAACGGGTGACGCAATCATGCTCATGGGGACGGATCCTTCGTTTGGTGTTTCGTTGGGAGGAGTGTCGGCGCGCCGCGCGCGCGAAGCCCCAGGGGTGGGGATGGGAGACCCCGCTCGGCGAGCGGTCTCCCCCACCCCTGAAAGGGGTGGCTTTCAGCCCCTAAACTCGCTGGCCAAGACAAGGCATTGCCAACGTTGAGGAATTTCCAGTTTCTGGAGTTTCGGCCAGCACTCGCCACCCAATCTGATTGCAGCGCAGCCGATCTGGGGCGCGCGCAATTCCGAAGGGGCAGTTTGGGCATCGCGCCCAATCTGGTCTCGACGGGCCGTAGCGTAGTTCCGGGCGGCGATGGCGGAGCAGTTTCGGAACCGCACCCCATCTGGTTCAATCTGGCCGGAGCGCAGGCCTGCGCGAGGAGCGACGCGAGCGCGATCATGACGGTTCGCCCTCCGGATAGACCCAGACATGCGGGTTCTCGACCTCGAGCAACGCACCGGTCTGGGGTGATTTGTAATGGGTCGGCAGGACCGCGATGGTCGCCTGCGAGACCTCGCCGGTTTCGGGATCGACCGCTTCGCCATCCGTCGGAATGGCCATCGCTTCGACGCACAGAAACCCGAAACGCGACCGAGACGGGCCGAAGCCATAGGGCGCGCCGTCGCGGACGAATTTCACGAAGCCCTTGGTGGCAAGCACGTTCAGGCGGTCCCGGATTGTGTCCTTTCCGCCTAGCCCGCCGCGGTTCTCGAACGCCTCCGCGAACTGGTTGATCGTGTAAAGTCGACCGGCCAGCGCTTCGTCGAGCAATATGCCGAGAATGACATCGTGCTTGCGCACACGCTCCGCATCGAGACGCTCGCCCAGCGACTTGCGCACCAGCCGCTCGCCCGAACGGTCGACTTCCACCCAGCGTCCGTCGGTCTTGTCGATGATCTTCGGCTCGATGCCCGGGCCGTTGCGCAGCTCAAAATGCAGCATCCGCTCCGAACGTTCTTCGTCGGGCCGGTGCATGATGATGCCGGAGGTGTAGAAGCTGCGCAGGCTTCCAGCGCCCGAGAGCGCCATGAACGGATCCTCGGCCAGCTGCTTTTTGGTGATCTTGCGGGTGTGGTGGCAGAGGATCAGCCCGGCGTCCGGCGCCACCGAATCCCTGAACACCTCGACACGTTCCTGCAGGAAGAACAGCATCGCCGAGTTGTCGTTCTCGCCGCCGCCATCAGGGCCGCCATCGAAGAGGTTGCGGATCGGGTCGATGCAGAGGATGTCAGGTGCGCCATGGCCGTAATGCGCCCGCGCGGCGGCCACGGCGCGCGAAACACCGCCCGCATCGAGCAGCATCCGGACCTTCGGCGTCGCGACCAGATTGTCGCGGGCGGCTGAGAGCAGCGCCGGGTCGAGCCGAATGCCCTGAAGCCGCTCGCGCAGATAGTGGTACTGGATCTCGGCTTGCAGATAGAAGATCCGCAGCGGGCGGCATGGCGCGAAACCGAGGAACGGGATGCCGGCCGCCATGTGCACCAGCAGGCTGATCAGGAAGTCGCTTTTCCCGACCTTGGGCGCGCCGCCGAGGACCAGCATTCCACCCTGCGTGAGTACGCGCGGGCCGATGATGTCGTCCGGCATCGGGCTCCTGTCGTCGAGGAGCGCACCGAGCGTGAAGGTCGGCAATGGCGACATCGGCGAAACCGCCAGCCGTTCCAGCGGCGGCCCGTGCCGTTCTTCGTGCAGCCGCCACAGGCGCTGCGCCTCCGATGCCAGCCTCTCCAGCGGCCAGTTCGGGCGCAGCATCGCGGCGTTGTACTGGCAGATCGCCTCCCAGGCCTCGTCGCGGCCCATGCGCCCCTCATGGGCCAGCCGGATGAAATGGCCGATGGCGGCGCTCGCACCCTGAAACCGGGTCCATGCGTCTTCGCTGCCTTCCCGAACCGGCGTTGTCAGAACATCGGCGATCGACGGCTTCGAGGCGGGTGGTCCCGGTTCCGATCCGACACCGACGAGAGGCGGCATGGCGTCAACCCGTTCCGCGAAATCGCGCAGGTCCACCTCGACATGCGAGTTGTGGCGACGGATGGTGACGAGCCGCTTGAAGCCGCCCTTGTGATAGATGGATCCCGCCAGACGGATCGGTTGGTGCGCCGAACGAAAATGCGTGTCGCCACCAACCTTGATCGCGATGTCGCCGCGCAACCGGCACAGCAGCGTGATGTCGTCGGCTTCGGCAGGCTCGGTCAGGCGCCACCAGACATGCAGCTTGTCGAGACCGTCCGGCGTGCGGCCTCCGCTTTCGACGATCAGGGTCGGCTCGCCCAGATGCCGGATCAGGTGATCGAGTTTAGAAGCGATGTCGCCGGCATCGAGATCGACGAGCACCGTTTGCATCTGGCGCACGTCCGCGGACTTGGCCTTGCCGCTCTCGGCCACCGTTCCCGGCACCACATAGAAGGCAGCACCTTCGCGCGCCGCCCAACCTGCGAAAGCGATCGCCTTCTTGAGCAGGTTTGCGTCGCCTTCGATCCAGGCATTGTGCGGGCGACCGTCGACTCCCTGGCCCTTGTCGATGAAACCACGCAGCGGCACCCAGCCGTCGCAATAGCTGAAGACGACGTCGAGAAAGATGGCGATCTGCTCAGCGTCCGGCTCGACGTCGAAGGGATCAACCTGCGGCGTCGCGTCGTTGAAGTCGCGCCAGGCATCGAGGGAAACGACGTTGTGATCGCTCATGCCGGCAAGCCCCAACAGCGCTGGCACCAGGGGCACATCCGACATTCATGGAAGTCGCGCGTGGTCGCGATCCGGGGCAGCAATTCGCCCGCGTCCGTCGCCTTTAGGATCCGGACGGCGCGATCACTCATCCGCTGGGCAAGACCGGCATCGAAGGCCACGAGTTCGTGGTGCAGTTCGGCCGTGTCCTTGTTGATGGCGGTGAACAGCGCCGGATTGGAGCAAATGCCAGGGACGCTGGCTTCCATGTAGGCCTGGTAGAGGGCGATCTGCGCCGCATAGACCGGCTTGGCGATGACGACGCCTTTGGAGACGGTTTCCCGCCAGTTCCTGGCGTTCATGGTCTTGCATTCCCAGAGCGCGGGAACGGCAAGGCCCAGCTGGTCGGGGGCTGCCGCGATAATCCCGTCGACATGACCGCGAACACGGCCACCGGCGATCGAGAAGCCGAACTGCGACCCGTCCGGTCGATTGCCCTTGCGGGTGTAGAGATCGAAGCCAGCACCACGGAGCCAGCGGATGGCCAGATCTTCGAGAGCGTGGCCGATCTCGAAGATCCGCAGCGTCTGGCCGTCGAAGTCGGAGCCGTCGTCCTTCGGCGCACCGGCGAACTCAAACTGCAACGCGCGCTCGCAAGGCTGCCCGAGCCGCGATCCACCCAGATAGGTCCGGGGCGGCGTCACGACGCGCGCGGCATCAAGGCTGTCGTCGATCAGAGCGTTGATGCGTCCGGCGATCAGGGAGTGGTGAATGAAGTCGAGCATCAGAATGGGATCTCCGCATCCCCGCGCGTTTCGGCAGAGCCTTGGGCGATGGCGCGCATGGCATCCTGAAATCCGCCGACGGCGACTTCGATCAGGGTTCGAACCTGAGCTTCCGAGAGATCGGCGAGCCGGGTCTGCCAGCCGATCTCCTCCATGATCTCGGCAATCGGCTTCATGCTGGCGCGGATGGCCGCCTGTTCCTGTTCGGTGAGGTCAACCATGGCCCAACGCTCCCGCGCCAAGCGTGTCCAGAAGCCTTGGCAGGCGATCGAGCAGAACCAGACAGAAGGGCGCGGCTGCTTCGATCGCACCGGGTCGAACCAGCCAAAGCCACGGGTCGGACAGCGGCAAACGGCGCAGAGCGTCCCACGCGGATGCCAGAGGCGCAGACGATCCGAGGATGTCATGTTCATTTGGGCGCTCCATCATGCAGCCCTCCCGATCAGGTCGGCGGGAGCGGCGTCCGCTGCGCCGAAGACGAGCGAGCGAATGGCGTCGCGGTTGAAGCGGAACGCCAGGAGCGCAGATGCCTGGTAGCGCGTGAGCCCGAAATCCTGCCGGTACTCGGGCGGCAGGAACGAGAGCTGCTTGTCGGTCGGCGGCTGGTTCAGCCACCGCCTTGTCTTGTGGGCGCTCTCGTCGCTCTCATGCTCGTTTAG